AACTTTAGCTGAAATGTCTCTTGATAATCCACTAAAAAATATACCGATGCCTGGTGATAAATTAGAATATGAAGATTTAACTATTACATTTATAATAGATGAAAACTTAGAGAATTATATTGAATTACATAATTGGTTGACAGGATTAGGATTTCCAAAAGACAGAAGTCAGTTTAGAGAATTTAGAAGTGCTACATCAGATACACCTACAGGTCGTGCAGCAAATCAAAGTGATGATATAGGTGATGTAAAACCAGCTGTATCAGACAGAGGTATGTTTA